TCAGAGTCTGCCGTCCCAGATTGGTCGATAAACTTTGAATTTCTCATATCTGCTAAATCAATAGCTGTGTCAACTATAGATTGTACTGTCATCAACATAGCGAAATCCTTTTAAGAAATGTGGGCACCTCACGATGCCCTTACTTATTAAACTTGAGAGTTTTTAAGTGTAATTTCTAAAAGTATTACGTCGCCGTTATTAGGATCAACTGCAGCGATTGCTCCAGCAGAAACTCCTAAAGTTGCTACGTCTACGTATGGAGTAGCAGCAGCAGATTGGTCGTCTAAAATTTGAAATCCATCCACAACAGATACAGTAGAGTTAACTACAGAACCAGTTACGTTTAGAATTCTTTGGTATCTATCATAAGATGTACCAGAAGCGTCAGATTTACCAAAAGTAATTCTGTATTTTCCAGCAGCAGTTCTTGCTATAGAAAAAATACCTTTTGAAGGGTTTCCTGATGCAGTACTTGTAGTTACTAAAGTAGGTGCGCCAGTTGCGCCGATTGTTGCTTTAACATAAAGTTTAACAACTCCGCGCTCTAATTGATAAGCGAATTGAATAAATTCTCTTGAAGCCATGATGTATTTTCCTTTTGAGCTTTTCGTCCTCGAGGGAGCGTTTAGTCTTAGATTAATTTAAAAAATGGAGTCGTCCTTGACTCCGATTAGCCTAATTAGGCTGGTAATATAACGCGAGCGTTGTAACCAGGTGCGCGGCAACTTACGTTTGCGTAACTGAAAGATCTTACTAACAATGAGTCAGAAGAAGAGTCACGAATCATAGTTAATCCGTCTGCGTTGAACAAACGAACAGCTTCACCAAGTGATTTCAATTTCCAAGTGTCTAATTGAAGAACAAACGCAACACCAGCTGGACAGTTTTGGTCAGGAACAACAGTCATAACACCATTTGGTCCATTGATTTTCAATCCAGAGAAAGATGCTTTAACTTCAGCTTCAGCAACGTTAACGTCAACGAATTGTACTTTAGCTCCAAGCTCAGCAACCAAACGGTTCCAGTCGCGGAAACTCATAAATACATAGTCAGGACGTCCGCTTTCACGAGCAGCTAATGTAGCAGCTTGAACGATTGCAGCTTCGATAGTTAATGCAGAACCATCAACTTTGATACCGCCAAGGCGTACTTTATCTACAGAACGGTCAACGTTATAGAAAGAGTCACCAGCAGTAATATCTGAACCTTTTAACCATGCAGTCAATCCAGTGATAGTAGCGTTTACATCACCAGCAGCTTGGTAAATAAAGTCAGATGCAGCAGCACCAGTAATCAAAGAAGTAAGAGCAGCAGCAGCTCCTCCTGCAGTAGCAGAACATAAGAAAGAACCAGTTGAACGGTCGATAGAAACAATGTATGCAGTACCAGAGCGTGCAGCGCCTCCGTCAGTAGCGGAAAGAGCAATGCTCATACCAATTTCAAGGTTAGTTGATTGGTCAGGTATAGCCAAAGTAACCATTGTAGTAGAAGAGTTAACAGTTGCAGTCGATGCGATTTGAGCAACAGTACCAGTTCCAGATCTGTACATTTGGATAGCTAAAGCGCGAGTAAGTGCTAACAATGCTTGGTCAATCTCAAATTGAACAGCTTTCATAAATGCACCTTTGTCACTTTGCGAAGCTTCAAGAGTTTCGTTAGCAACAGCAGCCATAGAATAGTTTGTTTTACGAGTAATCAAGAAAGCTCTGATTGCAGAGTTTGTTGTACTAACGTTTGCGCCTGCGAAAGATGCAGAACGGTTTTGAGGAGTACCGATGATGATTGGTTCTTTTGAAGAATCACCATAGAAAGTTTCGTCTTTAGGAATAAGAGCGAAAAGTGGGTTGTTTTTGTAAACTAAGTTTTTAATAACTTCGCTTGGGTATAAAGTTTTTAACGCCGCAGCAAAGGTTGTTTGGTCTAGAGCCATTGTAGGTCTCACTTTCAAAAATAATATACGGGGATGGTAACGTGTTAATTCGTCCCAAGGCCGTTAATGGTTGTAATAGGCGATATGCCAAAAATCTATGTCGTCATCTTCTACGTACAACTACCAACAAGCTGATGACTATGGTAGGATTATGCCTCGCGGCGTCTGAGGTCTTACAGAATATAAAGCACATTGGTTTAGATGCGTCACACATTATGGAATAAATCTAAGATGGATAGACACCTATAGGTTCATATTTAATTTACAAAAGGTAGTTATAAGTTACTTCAAAAATTTGATGGTTTTTAAGCCAATACAGCGACGTTATAAACTTATAGATACTATGACTAGGGTCAGGTATTTGACACTCTAGAATCGAATGTTTTTATTAAAATAACCTATTGATATTATGCAACTTGTTATTTTTGCATTAAAGATATGCTTGGTAAATATGAAACACGATCAAAGATATGGGACCCCCTTAAATCGCGATTTTTTTTGCCTTACTGCGCCAACAATATCTTAAAGTCAGACTCTTTTGGTAATACGGTTTAAAATTTTTCTATATTATTATATAAAATAATTAATTAATTAATTATAATTAATTTTATAGTTAATATTTTATATACAATATATTATATAAATTTATATTGCCCAAAAAAATAACCATTCAAAACTATTGACTTATTTTCTTAAAAAAATGCAGTATATAGATAAGCCTCCCTGAACTTTCTATATATGTGTTTTATACATTTACAAGTGTCAATATAAGGGGTCCCATTAAAATTCTCTGCATATGTATTTTATACATTTAAGGTGTAATTACTCAGCTGTCTTAACTAACTTTATAGATTGTTTCACTCCATGTGAACCTTTAGCTACTTCAGAAATAGATACAAAATCTACCGCAAACCAAGTTATTACTCTATATTCATGTATTGAAAACACTAATGACGAAGTGTCTTTTTTATGGACATCTTTTTTATAGAAAGAAAGAAAGTTTGCACCCTCAGATTCTACTTCATCTAACTGAACAAAGTCAGCCTCTATATCAGCCCTAAACTTTGTACCTGTATTCATATCTAAATATATACAAACAAAATTTAGAGAGGACATAACGGACCTACCTCAACTTCTTTTAAAACTGGTTTACCGTTTTCAACAACAACTGCAACACCTTTTAATTTACTATTCTTAACTTCCGTAGAACAAGTAACTGATGCAACACCATCAACGGCATTAAATTTAAGAGCTTCATCAGACCCAACCATCCAAAACTCTGGATTGTGTTTAGCTCTTAACTCATCACGTGTAATACCAAGGCGCTCTGCGATTAAGTCTAATAACATATTTTCAAGTTTTCTCATAAAATCTAATTGTTTTTCAATTTGTTCAATGTTGCCTTGAACTCCGCCTGAAATACCATGGCTCATAAGTACACCAGTACGTGTAATCAATCTAGTTTCAGATGCTTGAAGAGTTACAAAAGCCATTGATGCTGAGAATTGAGCAATAGCCACAACGCCTTTACCGTCTTCACTTCTCAAATACTCAACCAACCTAGTACCTGCAATAACTTCTCCGCCTGGACTTCTAATATATAAATAACGAGGTTTACTTTTATCCAAAGCTTCAAGTTTAAGAATTACATATTCAACAGTTTCCATATTGACTTCAAAGTCCATTGAAACAAAGTTGGTAGTAGTTAATACAACATTTTGTACTTCATATTTTTTATTAGGAGCCACTAAAGCTAATGCAGTTAATGACAAAACGATAATGACAGCAAGTAATTTTTTCATTGAATTATTCCCTATTTAAGTAATGCTATGGCAGCCGCTAGACGTTCTTTTTCAGTCATAGGCTTTTTGGTTTTTGGGCTTTCGGATTGCATCTTATTACTTAAAGTAGAGGTTTCTTCCGCTTTAACTTCGTCAGTTGCAGTTTGTACTATTTCAGCAATAGCTTCAGCTTTTTCTTCTTCTTTTAACCATTTAGATTTCATAACCTTTTTAATGCTTTTAGCTATGCGGTCATTAACCTCTTTAGCAGCATCTTTAGGGTCAATAACTTCACCAGTTTCACTAAATACTTGCTCCATATATTCGCGCACTGTATTAGTTAATCCTAATTGGTCAATCAAATCATATTCACCAGCTTTAATAGCCTCTTGAATATTATAAGTAAGCTCTTGCTCTGCTTGGGCAATTCTTTCTCTATAGATTTTATCTTTTTCAGCTTGAAGCTCAGCTTTAATCTTTTCAACTTCTTCCAAAGCTTTAGCAGCTACTGGATCAGTATTCTTAGGATTATTAGCAGCTTTGACAATATCATCAATAGATAAACCAAGAGACTTTAAAACCTCTAATGGGTTATCATTCTTTAATTGTTTTAATCTTTTGAATTCTTGTAATTCTGCGCGGTCTGCTTCTAGACGAAGTTTTTCAGCTTCCAACTTTTGTCGTTGTTCTCTCTGATGCTTCTCAATGCGGGCAACTCTATCAATCTCGGTAGTAGGCTTTTCTTCAGCTTTTGTTTCTTCTACCTTAACTTCTTCAGGCTTAATTTCTGTGGTTACTTCCACGGTAGGTTCTGTAACGTCTGTCATATTTATATCTCCTTTTGACAAAGTACTATTTAATCACAAAAGATATTACAGAGATTACATAAAAAATTAAAAGCCCCAGGACTGCCCAGAGCTCTTACTTCGGCCGGGACACCCCAACCCTTTATATGACCAGGTGCCCACTATTCCTTAGTGACCTTTCCCGGTACTGCATAATAAAGCACATTAGTTATAGCTAACGCTACTGTTTAGGTGCTGGTGCAACAGGTTCTTGAGGCACGGCTGGTGTTTGAATTTGTTGAATTAACTTACGACAATCGTTTATATAACGACGTAATAATTTAAGTTTAGTTTCATCTTTATCGTTCATTCTTTCCCATGAATAATGACGTAATGCACATGTCATAGCAAAGTCTAATGGGTCATAAGGCTCTGGAGCTACATATTCACCATTTTCTAACATATCTTCAATAGACATCTCAACAAACTTACGAGGTGCTGAGCTCATAGCTATTTGACTTTCAAGGTCAGGCATTTGAAGTAAGTCCGCTGCATATTCTTTATCAATAAAGCCGTTAGCAACAAAGCGCTCAATAGTATCAATACGTCCTGCTGGATCAGATGGTAAACTTGATGTAGGAACTATTTGAAGTACAAAGCTATCAAAGTCTTTAGGTATAATACTAGTAGACAATTGACGAAGACCAATAATCTTATCAAGTGTATTAATTTTAAAGTCTATTTCTGTAAGCTCTTGTAATAATATTTTTATTAGCTCAATATGTTGAAGCTCAAATGTTTGACGTAACATCTGCCATCTTTCAGATTTGATATCGCCCATAGTCCTAAGAGCTTCTCCAGATTCAAGACCCATTGGAGCTTGACCCTGAGTATCCATAGGGGTTAATCCTACGCGTTGATACATTTGAGTTATTAAAAATTCTAATTGTTGTCCCAATTCTGGCGGCATAGCTGAGCCGTTATGGATAATAGGAGCAACACCATTTTTTAAGTCCATACCTATCATAATACCAACTTTATTGGTCATATGCTCAGGTTTCATTTGAGAGTTTATATCATAAAATACACGAGGTATAGAAACCAATTTCATAATAGCTTGTTGAGTAGCTACTATACGGTCAACTTCTCTTTGTAATGGAGCTAATTCATCAACAGCTGATTGACCAAGCCAACCTACTACAGGTTCATTGTAATCAATCTTAACTACAGGAAAATAGTCTTTTTCATATGGCTCATCAAGTAATGTAACGTTTTCAATTGCTATTACATGGCGACCTTTTTTAAGATATGTATTCTTACACCAAGCCTCAAGAATCATAATAGATGGAGTATAGTTTGTAGTATCCATACCTCTACGTACTTCAATTACATGAGCCCCTTCTATTTCTTCTTTAAACTTTGGAAACAACTTAACTGCAACATTTATTGGTATAAGCTTTTTATGTACCATTTTATAAGGCTTATTATAGAAACCATCAGATGGGTCAATAATAATTTCATTGGCATATAATCTTTCAACTTTAACTTCAGAATTCTTTTTATCTTTAACAATTTTAATATACCCAACTCTATTAATCATAGCATCGCGCATAGCTAACGTAAGATGGTGATGTATACTGTATTTGTTCATTAAGCCTTTGATAAGGTCATTAAGGTCTTCAGCTTGTTGGCGGCCTTTGGCGTTTGATCTATTAGTAATAGCTTTAGGGAGTATAGTCAATGAGGCTAATTTAGCTGTCAATGTATCAATAAGTGCAGCCGTAAGGTTTATATTAACTCGTGGAGTAGTTGAGTTAGACCCAAGCTGTTGGCTCATGTCTATATCACTCATATAGCCAAAACCATCAATAGAACCAACACCTGACCCAAGGTATTGAGCGGTATTCTTTAAATTACCAGTACTTATAGTTTTATTTACATTATTTTCGTAATCTGATACTAAAGCAAACAATGCCTCATGTACTTTATCTTTATCTGATTCAATCCAGTCATTATAAGTTTGAACTTTTGCCATTTAATGGTCTCCTTTAGTCACTTTTAAAGCACGTAGGGTTAATCTAGGAAATTACTGATATCTTCAAAGAAAGAGTCGCCTTGTTTGTTTTCTCTAGCTTCTTTATCAGATTTAATAACTTGGTTATAAAATTGTTTTTCTCGATATGCATCATCTATAACAACAGGTGCAGGAATCTTTTCAAGATATTCTAATGACTCTCTAAACGCATATAAGGTAGCATCTAAATGGTCACATTTCATACCTTCCATCTCTGTAGTCCTGTCATCATTCCAAACTACTGATTTCATTTCTTTTTGTAACTCATCTGTAGTATTTGGTAACAATATCAATTCATTATTAATAAGAGCATCATTAAGAATTTCTATATAATGAGCTTTATTAGTTTTTTGCGCTGGGTTTATAAATATATGATACTTATCGCTAAATTCCTCAATAATAATCTTAGATGCACCAGCAGGGTCTCCAACTATTCTACGTGGTTGATATTTTTCTTTAAATCTTTGTAAATGGTTAGCTATGCCTGACACTGACAAGCCAGATTGTCCAAATGTCTCTAATACATATGCAGTAGGATTATCTTTACGCCATCCAATTATACTAAACGCCGTTTGGTCATTAAACCCAAAGTCAATACCCATAACAGTATGCCATGAGTCCGAGTTATATGGCGCAGGAGGAATACCAACATGAAAAGGTCTGATCATCAAAGACTCTTCATCAGTACACCACTCGCCTAAAAATTCACGACGAAATTTAGGATTGTTTTTATCAACTTTCTTACGTCTTAAAAATAATTCAGCATCTAATTCCCATTGCTTAGCCATAAATGGGTTATCATAAGCAGTCCATCTAAACACATCCCATTCCGCTTGGTTAGATTGCTCAGTAACTTCATAAAACATACCCATACAATGTGCAGCTGGTGTACCTATCATCATTAGTTTACCTTGTAAGTCAGACAATGCAGGAACAATAATCTCATCAACTAGATAATGTAATAGTTTTTCACGAAATGAAGCAGCCTCATCAATGATACAAAATAATAATTTTAATCCACGAAATGATTCAATTTTCATAACATTATTAGCCCCAGCTATAATAAGCTTAGAGCCATTAGGAAATACTATTTCATCGGAGTTAACTTTAGCGTTAGGTACATACTTTGCAATTAAAGGCCTAACCGCTGGCATAAATATATCGGCAACAGATTTATCAGTAAGGGCTAAGTAGATTCCAATAGTTCCAGGATTACTCATTAATTCTTGAATACCATAAGCAGCGCATACTGTAGTCTTACCGCCACGACGTGAACATAAAGCAGCAACAAACCTAGCTGGAGATAATGCAAAAGCCAGTTGTTTATCAAATAGCTCTTTATATACAGGAGCTATTTTATATAGTTGCTCTAAATCACTCATTGTTAAGCTTCTTTAGTTATTGGTTTCTTAACTTCTTTAGGCTTAACTTCAGTTTCAACTTCTTCAAATAAAATTTCTTTAACTGAGCTCATAGGTATAATTGTGTTAAATATAATTATAGCGTTCATTTTATCAGAATAGCGAATAGAGACAGTTTGACCTTTTAATTGTTGGCCATGGGATACAACTTGTATAGAATCAAGTGTTGAAATAGCATGTATAAAATAAACTCTTTTGATTAGCATATATTACTCCTTTGTAATCAAATCAAGTGTGGTTTGGTTGTAAATTCTAACTTTGTTATCTTTTTTAAGTTTAAGCATTTCTTTAGTAGGCCATGCTACTGTTATAGGTTTAGTTGTATCAATTACAAGAGGCATTAATAAAGTTTTTTGCACACCTAGGTTTCTAAATACAAATTTAGTATATTGAAGATATATGTAATTAGTTTCAGGGTTGGCAACAATATAGCCTATGATTTGGTTAGAATCGTCTTTATGAGAGGCTATAAATATTGAAAAGTCTAATTGATGAAGTGAAGAAATGATAAACTTATTAAGGAATTCATAGATATCTTTTCTGTCCCAACCTTTAAAGATTGATTCAGTATATTGAGATAAGCAACTGACAGAGCTAGACAATATAAAATTAAGGTCTTCAGATGTAACCTCTCTTATATTAACGCTATCTTGTAAAGCCATGTTATCTCCTATGCTTACTACTCGAAGCTAAGCACAAAGGAGAGACCCCTGTATTATCAGGGGTTTATGGTAGGTTATTTTTTGGTGTGGTCAACAGATTGGTAGGTTTCTTGGATAGTGTCTGCGGATACATGTAAGTATGCATAAAATGTAGCATAAAGTATTACTGAGCTAAAGAAAATCATTATTGTCAACGCTACTACAGTCAAAGTAAACAGTAACCCTATGATAGCTTTGGCTAAAGCCTCTTTAATTAAATCATTCATGGTGTTTACCTCCTACATAATTACTATAACATGAACTAAAAATTTTGTCAACTATCATATTTGGTATCATATTTCCCATCCCATATTTTAGGATCTAATGGCTGGTTACTATTTGGTATAAAAATTCTTTTTCCAGATTTAGGTCTAACTAATTGGATATGGACCCATGTAGGAGTCCAACGCTTATCTTCAAAATATAAACCTAATTGTTCAGCCAAATCAAGATGTTGCAATACATATTTAAAAACACTATTATCCGTATCTTTAATATCTATAGCTAACCCTGTAATATGATTAGATGATGGAGCTCCTCCAATCTTAGCATTATAAGATTTTGGTCTCCAACCACTTGATATTATTATAATTGGTCTGTAATTAGCTAAGAATGTATTAACCGCCTCTAATAACTTAGTGGCATTATTATCTATTACAGGTGTTAAATCTTTTGCATATTTAATGTCTTTACCGTCCCAATACATTTCTTTACGTATTCTCATTTTTTAGAACTCCTAGTCATATAATGGACAAACAATGGCCAAACAAATATAAAAACTATAGTAGTAATAATTTGTAACATTATTGGATCTTTTTCAAATATTTTATATTCAATTCCATTTATTTTTGTTTTACCAACTTCTCTGCCATAAATAACATGTTGTAGTTTAAATACAAACAACATAATAAAAAAGTGGATAAGTCCAAAACCTGTATATATTAAAAATGCTGTAAATATCATAACAAATCCTTTAAGGTTGATTTATCTAATTCAAGATCTAATATATAATCAGAATCATAGGATTCTAATATTAATTTAAGTATTTCAAAATTTGTTAATCCATCAACTAATGTAGACCGTACAATAAACTTGTAATTATCATAAGTTATATTATTTAAATGATGTGAATTGACAGGCCATTTACCACAATTCCAAATTTCTTTACGAAAATTAAAAAGAATTTCACGTTCAGTGTTATTCATGAGTTTCCTCGTCTGTTTTTAAAATTATTAAAGATAGTGCAATAATTATTAAAATCAACCCAGGAATAGCCTCTGGCATAAATCTAAGCACAAGATATGTAGCTGAAAACACTCCAAAGATTGCTGCAATTACGTATAAAAATTCTCTCATTTCACTCCCCATTCAAAAACGCCAAATATGCTACCCATATTAGCAAAGCGCCTACTAATATCAAAATAACTGGGTTCATACTACACCCTTAAGCAAGTGTACATTATTTTCAACAAATTGTAAAGCTTTTTCTTCAGTTTCAAAGTAACCCAAATATTTTAGTTTACCGTTGACACTGGCTTGAACTTGCCATTTTTGCTTAAATTTATTAAAAGTATAATATTTAACCGTTTTTTCCCTATGGCCTTGGGTATTATTCATATTTTCACTTCTAGTAACATCTCTTAAGTTAATAATTCTATTATCTGTTTTAATGCCATTTATATGATCTATATGATTAGTAGGCCAAACTCCGTAATGTAAATACCATGCAAGTCGGTGAGCTTTATATGCTTTACCATTAAATTTTATTTGTAAATAACCATTATTATTTATAGCCCCAGCAATTTGACCAACTTTAATTTTTCTTCTTGGTTTAATCCAAGTAATTACCCCTGTTTCTGGGCAATATTGTAAATACTCATTAAAGGTCATTTAATTAACTCCTTGATTTTATTAAGCATGTCTATTCCTCGAGGGTCTGAATAAGGGCTTTCATGAGTATAGACTTTCACTTCATTTCTGATAGTTAATTGTCCATTAGAAAATTGTCTCACGCCTTCGGCCATGGCGTCAAGTAATTTTTTCTTAGTCTCTTCAACTTTATCTATATCGCAGGAGACATAGAGGGCATCGTGCAATGTACAAACCACTTCTAAACCAGCCCTAGAAGCCTCTATTAATCCTGCCTGCATTACTGCTGCACCGCCAGCTTGGTTAGGAATATTTTGTAATTGAGTCATTTGATGACTTTCTTCAGTGAAGTAAATCCAGCCGTTCAATCCACATTTGTAATACCCTTTGCGCATAGACGAATTATAATGAGTCTCTACATATTCCCAGTATTGTTTATAATAACGTTTATGGCCATCAATAAACTTATCAGCAATCTCAAACGCCCTACGTGACACTTGCTTTACCGTTTTAGAAAATTGACCATCTTCTACTGTCCAAAAATCTAAATCTACCTTATCTTTATCATTAATCCAACCCATATGGTTTTCAACTCGAAATGCCATTGATTTAAGGCCCATGCCATATAAAATACCAAGGCTTAGTGGTTTCATCATATCGCGTTCTTTAGGATGACTTTTCTTAGTAGCCCCCTTAGGTGCAAACCCCATAGCTATTGCATTAGTAATGTAATGGTCTGTATTATATGAATCTAATAAGTTTGTATCTTTACTTAAAAACCCAGCTAGCGCAACTTCTTGTTGTGAAAAGTCAGCAGAAATGAAAGCTTTTCCAGGTTTGGGCAGTATTGTATTTCTAATCCATGGTACAAGATTTAATATAAATCCAAGTTTAGGTTTTGGCGAACTACGGCCAGATTTTTGATTAAAAGGAAAGGGCGGTGTTTTAATATATCCATCTTTAGTAAGTAATGTGCTAAGGTCAGTGCTATTAAGTTGTTTTATAGTATTTCGTGCATAATATATAGCATCAATCTTTGTACCTTCAAACTGTGCTATAGTCTCATCTACTTGCATAAACTTTTTAAAGATTTCTTCTTTAGTAGATATTTTATCGGATTTACCAGTTTTTTCCCAGTTGTCTATCATATTATTAGCTTTAAGAAATTTTTCAAAAGCCTCTACACTAAAGGATAATTCTTGAGGTCTTTTCTTTACTTTAGCTCTATATATTTCAAAACCAGTTTCTTTATTACATTCAATGCCAACTAAATATTTGATGTATTCACGGTTATTAAATACTTTTTTAACTAGTTCTACATCCATTGGAAAACCATTAGATTTAACGTATTGGATAGTACTTTCAATTACAAAATCAGAACGAAATTTAACTTCATCATATGTAACCCCATATTGTTTATGCAGTTCATTAAGTTTTTTATATAAAGGTATTAAAACCTCGGTATCGGCTGTATTATATAATTGAATTTGTTCCCATTGGCTATCCGTATAATTACCTTTACCAGCTAAGATAATTTCTATAGGATCTTTACTCATATCGTATTTATAAGGAATGTCAAATACTTTTAAAGCTCCATCTTTAAGAGATGTAACGCCACTGTAATAATTTGGATGGGTAAGCATGTACATTTTAGATTCAGTCCATAAGTCAATCCATGTAATGGCTCTAATCTCTTCTACAGTTATACCTAAGCGCAACAATGAGGTTACTTCGGCTACTAAGTTATACCCAATAAATACATGATTTTTATAACTTTTAAAGTCTTTTAAAAACCTATCTAGGTCTCCTTTAATAAAGTTATAAAATGTACTAACTGTTATACCATTAGAATGTAAGGTCATTGAGCATGAAATAGTAAGTTGATCTGTTCTGTCAGTCTCTTCTATATATTCAAAGTCAATTGCCACTAAAGCCATAAGTATCTCCTAAATGTGTAATGCTATATGAGCTAAGTTAACTAACTCTTCGATATTTTTAGAGTCGGTTGCAATACATTCTACACTCTCGCACGTGTCTCTTTTATCATCTAATAACATAGCATTTATATCTTGTTTTGTCACTATATTATTAATATAATCTATTTTTTCTTGAGCAGTATTAAAAATAACGGTTTTATATTGTACATCTGTTTTTTCAAAAACTTTGTTTAATGATAATCTTTGGTTAAAACCAGCTTGTTGGCCACATGAAGACACAAAAACTATTTCAACTCCCTTAAAAAAACAATTTTTAACAAATTTAAAAATAGGTTGAATAACTGCTCTATTTTCAACAAACTCTAAAGAAAGGTTAAAATCCATATACATATCAGGTTGTACCATCTTTAACACATCATGGGTATCAAAATCTGCCCCGGAATCAAATTTATTTTTAAATAGCCATTGTATATAATGAGGAAACCAATAAATAAGGGTATCATCTACATCTACAAATAAAACTTTAGTCTTACGTTTGTTAAGTTTTGCTCTAGCATGTTGGCATATACCCATTGGGTCTAAATGACAAATGCAGTTTTCACAACTCATTTTTTTCCCTTTTTAAAGTGTTTTTGTTTTTCAATACAATAAGCCCTGTATTTATGATATTCCTCTTCCGTAAGTTTACCTAATTTATCAAGAGTCATTTTATCATATTCTTCAATAAATTCAAATGGTTTAGTCTGCTCCATAATCTCTACCCTCATTAAAAAATTGTGAATATTCATCTTCAATATCATAATCTTGCAAACTGTCATTAGCTTGATTTTTAAGCTTTTCTGCAAACTCTTTAGTTAATTCCATTTCTTTGTCTTTAATTTGATTAATATATGCCCTAATTTGTCTATATTGTTCACTATTGGGATTTAATAACATCATATCATATGCTTGTTTTTCTAATTCTTTAAGATTCATTTTCGATGTCTCCCCCAGAGATTACTTTAAGTACTTCTTGATTTGAGTGTATCATACATAATCTATAAAGCATATGTAAATTAGCGCATGCATGGGCTAAATGATGGATATTAGAATCAGAGGCTTTAATTTCTCCGGCTCTAAATGCTTCTATGTGTCTCATTAAAGCATCATAAATTTCACCAGCAGCCTCCGGTGTCATTTTTCTAAAGTTATCTACGCCATGTTTGCTACGGCCAAATGTAAACGCTAAAGCGGTGTCTTTGTTAAGATCTGGACTTAATGCTCTATAATGAGCTTTGTTAGATAAGTCCCCTTTACCAGTAATTCCAGGAATATTAGATACATGTTTAGCGTTAGGATCAACTTCTTGATTCTTAGTCATTTTAAACCTCGTTAATTTCTTTTTTTGAAATTAATGACTCAGGGAATAGTATATTATAAGCGTTTGATATTAATGGGCTATCTGATTTTTTAAATTCCCAATAGTCGTTAAATCTTAAATTAAATTTATCTTGAAGCTCATATTCAATTTCCCATAAAGTATTTTTAGTAGGTTTAAAATCTACAGCTTGTTCAAGGTCTAATAAAAGTTTTTCTTTATCAGAAAATTCAGTTATGTTTAAATTACATGTATATATGCACTCATATACATACCAAAGTGTGAGTACCTGATTCTTAGTCATTTAAAACTCCTTCAATTAATGGCTTAAGTACGCTACCTATGGAAGTTTCGGAAAATTCTTCATAGTCTTTAGCTGTTGTTTTAATATTTAGTACGCTTGGAATAAGGCCGATTGGTGTCTTTTCGTCGAGTACTAATTGATGTGTAGTAAGCTTATTTCTCTGAGCTATCAATCTTTTAACTATAGGGCCTAATACTTTAGTGCCTCTAGAGAATGTTTCTTTTTGAAAAGCCCAGCTTAATCTAGTTGCAGTTACTACTAAAGCTGTGTCAATATCCTTTACTGTACTTTCAAGGATTGCACTTTCAAGTGTTTTCATTGATTACCTCCAATTAACTTACCAGTCCATTTATGATTTTTATCTAACATCATTGGTATAAACTGTGGATGTCCATCTATAATAATTCCTACGCCAAGTATTGGCTTATTATTATAAGACGCGCCATACTGGAATGCATAAGTATTGCGGTCTATTAAACATCCTAAATTAAAACCCCAAACAAGTCTACGTCTATTAGCTAAAAAATTTATCCCAGCGGCAGAATGAAAGTGGCCATAAACAACAGGCGTTTCATATTCAGTAGTTAACACATGGTCTGCAGTAGCCGATGTGCACTTAGAAGTATGCCCATGGGTATAAGTTACGTTATCAATAAATGTATCATATACAAGTGGAATATCTTTAGGAAGTTGGTAAAGGTCTTTCATTGACTTTAATACAAAATCAGGTATACCAGCCTCATCAGCACGTTTAAAGATTCTTTCGTCATGATTACCAATGATAATAGTTTTTTTCATACCTTTAAAAAGGGGCAAAAACTCAAAATGAAGCTTTTCAAGAAATTGGTCGAATTCATCTTTAGCTGCTTTAGCCTTAGTTGATTTACCCCAAGCATTAGCAAAATACTGGTCTGCTAAGTCTCCAATTTGTACCATTGTATTAGGCTTATATTTTTTAATAACAGCCTTTAAAAATTTAATCATGTCAGGGTGCTCAAAAGGATATTGTATATCACCTACTGCAATTACTCTAGCCATATTATTATTCTCCTTAGAATGAAACGCCAATGCCAATTGTTACTGTGCCGTCTTTAAAGGCCGACCCGCCTATTACTAAACCTGAACCTATATCATAGTCAATACCAACCCCTACATCACCAGTTGAAGGAAAACTTGGATTTGTTACATTTGTTTTAGTTTGAACCTTTACTGTTAATTTTTTAGGGTTAATAATAGTTGTAGCAGTTTTGGACTCATTTACAACGTCTTTAGAGTCTTCAGTTGAGCGGTCTTTTTCAATAATTTTTTCAGTAACTTTACCGTCTTTGTCAATTACCCTGTCAATTACACGGTCAACAACAACCTTTTTTTCTACTTCTTTAATTTCAACTTTGGTTTCAACCTTAGTTTCAATCTTAGTTGGTAATAATATAATAGCTACAACAGCTCCAATAACTAATGATATAACCCCTACGGTTACTGTGGTTTTAATGTCATCAAACATAGTTTAACTCCTCTAGTTGATGTTTTAATAAAGTAAGTGAGGTAGTTATTAACACTTTATCCCCTGCTTTTTTAAGTAAATAATGAAAATCTCTTTGATAAATAGTAGTATGTCCGCCATCATTTTTTTTATACTCAATCCAAAGCTTTTTATCGCCTTTAAAACACAATGTATCTGGAATACCTTTAGCTGGGTTTGGAACACGCATTGAGGTGCCTGGAATAGGAATACCGCCAGT